TGGTGGCTGCTGATCCTAAGCCAAGGTTTGTTCTTGCTGTGGAAGCGCTTGTCAGGTCTGAAAGGTTGTTAGCCTTAATTACAGCAGAAGCCAAAGTGGCGGCAGCATTGCTTTCACTTGTTGCTGCATTAGAGGCACTGGTGGCCGCTGCTGAAGCACTGGAAGAAGCGCTCGCCGCTTGTGTGGAAGCCGTTGAAGCACTTGTGGCAGCTCCTGAAGCACTTGTTGAAGCCTCTGAAGCACTGGTTGCAGCCTCTGAAGCACTATCTTCTGCATTACCTGCTAAAATACCTGCTTGAGTTGCAGCCGTTTCAGCGGCAATACTTANGGCTGCTACGGCATTAAGTGCAGAATCATTGGTGGCGTTGCCGCCCCCGCCAGGGCCACGATAGATTGTCATTCTTTTGCTTTCTTAGGCTTAGGGGGTTGTTTTACAGCAATTACTTCTTCATACTCGGAGTGCTTACGCATATCCTTAATTGTCTCTTCGTCTGTCATTTCATACACACATCCCGTGTGCTTACATTTAAACATAGCCATGTTGTTTCCTTTTTAGAAAGCTTAGGGGAAGGCCTCTCCTTCAAACCCTCTAAAAAGGAAGCCCCGAAGGGCTCCCGTTTAAGCCAGTTTAGGCTGGAACTGCCAGAGCAACAGCAGAGCCGTCACGCAGTTCTTTAACACCGTACAACGTGTCAGCAGTGAACAAGGTACCGAGGTATTCCTGTTTGTACTGAGTTTGCGAACGAACACCCATTTGCTCAACAAACACTGCAAAGTCTTTATGACCCATCAGTGCAATACGAGCGGCAGTGGAACCGCTAGTCGTATCGGCGTTGTTGGTGACAAACACTGGGATGCCATAAACATTACCAATTTCACCGTTACGGATGGTGTTGGACGAACCAGCATCACCCACAAAGGCTTGTTCAGTAAAGCGGGCAATACCCATCAGCGTATTACGGCTAGAAGGTGGAACAATCAAGAAGCGACCGTCCATTGGAACGTCGTTGTCATCCAAACGCTGAATGGAGCGGCGAATAGCAGCGTCAGTCAAAGCGCCCAAGCCGGTGTTTGCACCTGCAACATAAGCGGTTGTGCCGTCAGCGCCTGACAAAGCACCCGAATATGCAGCAGTACCGCCGCCGCCTTGAACGCCACGACCCACTTGGACCAGAGCAGTGTCAACTTGACGGGCCAAGGCATAGCCAGCATCTTCAGTGTAGAAGTTACGTAGCGATGCCAAAGCCTGTGCTTCAACAATATCTTCAATCAAGCGGCTATACTCATAGTGCTGGTCGATGGTGACAACAACTTCAGTTGCTGTGCCTGCAACCAAGGTTACTTGGGTGGAAGACGCTTTAACCGAAGCAGTGCCGCGAACAGGAGCAGGAATGTGAAGCGAATCACCTTTCTTGCCCTTGAAGCTCATCTTCTTAACGAGATTAGCCAATACAAGATTCTTCTTGTAGGTGGCGATAATTTCGTCGGACCAAATTTCCAAACATGAATTACATCATGCCCGACTATAGCATCACAAGAGAAGTAGTATACTTTCTTGCGCCTTTTCACTTAGTCTGTGCGGGTCACGCTTCATTAGCTTAAACTCTTCTCGAACGGTGTTAAGCGCGTCTTGCTTTAACCTTGTTCCTTTTAAATTAGTCTCCATCCAGAGACATAATCGAGCTTGTTCCTTCTTCAGGATGAGATGGTTGACAATATTTCTCAAGACAGGGCAAGTACTTTTGTAACCAGATAATGCCCACGTAGTGGACGATTGCCAATTATCGTTTGTACTTTCTCTGCCTGTTAAATGACCACCAAAATTTAACTGATTCATCTCCAGCAAGAATAGTGCTGAATTTGCCATCCCTATACGCAACCGAGGTTGAATATAAAACTGTTCGTTAATTTTAGTAGTGGCTAGGTCAATGCAACCTTCGCCGTCAACCAGTCCCGCTAAATACTTCCAACTTACTCGCTTCATAATACTCCTTGTATTGAAATGCGTTTTGGTTCTTCGTGTTCCCTCTGATTAGCGGTATTAGCCGCCTTCCAGTTATTTAGAAAAGGTTTTACATCCCCAAAATTACTTAGTAGGGATAAACGTTGCACCAGTAGTGGTGGTGATGTGATTAGTACCAAGAGCCATTTTAAATTTCCTTTAGCGCCTTAGCGCATATTACTTAACCCGCCCCTCCGCATAAGCCTGACGAATTTCAGGTTCAAGCGCTTCATATCGTGAGGGGTCTGTCATTCTAAGCCGGATAAGGTCGGCACGACGATAGACCTTCCTTGAAGACTCTCCAGTTCCACTAGTGTCAACCATTGCAGCTTTCATGTTCTGCTTTAGAACCTCAGCCCCGTCGGAGCGCGCTTGCGTTGTTTTAACACCACGAATCTGTTTAAATGTAGATAGCAACTCATCAGCTGATTCAAAATCAAAGGAGGTGTCGGCTGCTGCATACATCTGCATACGTAGCTTGCTTCCTTTAACCCAATCAATAAACTCCGGGTCTTGCACAACTTCTGTAAAATCGGGATGCTTCTTTTGGAGAGCACCATGAGATTGCATTTGTTTAAATTGTTCCGCAGCCTGTTTAGCCGCTAAAACGTCCGGGTGTTTATCCACTGCGTTGCGAACTGCATTCTTTGGGTCTTCAAAGAAATCAATTTCATCTTCAACTTGAGTAGGTGTATTTGTTTTAGAGAGTTGTTGTTTAAGTAGCTCATCTGCCAGTTTACGAACTTCACCTACCTCTTGGGCTTGGCGACCAATAAGCTTCTCAGCCTCTTGGTGCATGTTCATGATGTCTTCCAGACTCTTGCCTTCATATTTAGAAGGAATCTTTGGACGCTCAGGAACCGCTTCTGGAGCCGCTACAGTTTCCTTGCGCTCCATGTTCTCCACTGCATCAAACTCACTATTAGTCAGGTCTTCTTCATCAAATAATGCCATACCGTCCTTTCATCCTGCCCGTGAGGGTTTTAGGATATTTTAAAAAATGAACTCCAAAAGTTTACTCTTACGAGGCTTTCTTCTGTTCTTGTTTAAGCTTTTCAGCCCGATTCTTTACCCACTTGTCTGCGGCTCCAGGGAAAGCACCAGTGATGCCCTCCAGCTTGATACGCGGGGTGGATAAGATTCTGATAGCACTGTCACCACATTCTTTACAAACGGTGGTTCTAATGCCCTCATCAATCAATTGCTCTGTCACATGCTCTTCAGCACACATGAATTCGTACATGCGCTTCATTCGGAAGCCTCTTGTAAGCTCTCATATGCTGTTTCGCAAGCTTCTTTGCGGGATAAAAGCAGGTTAAGAATGTCTAGTTGTCCTTGTCGATGGAATAAGGAGTGTGCATCTTGGACTGTTGACAATTCATTAACCGTGATTTTAATCTTTGTGAAATCCTCCATCATCATGGCCCAACCTTTGGTTGCCATCATGGAGAATGTTTCATCATAAAAGTGCTGTAAATCAGGAGCCATTGGCTTTATCCTTCTGTTGTTTTAACACCACTATTGTATCATATTTACAACAGGTTGTCAATTAGTTTGTTGCATTTGCATAGCTGTAATACGCTCATTACGCATGTTGTCATCCTCTTTGATGTTGAGGTCACGCTCTTTAAGCATAAGTTCAGTCATCCGGGCGCGTCGTTCAAAGTCTTTGCTCTCGTTGTCATCATCTAGGTTGGTTGAAAGCGCCGCTGTGAGCTTTGCCTGTGCCAACTGAGGAGCCAATTGAGTTTCAACCTGAATTTGCTGTGACTCGGCTGCTTTCTTCTGTGCCGCTGCTTGCAAATCTTGAACCTGAGCCTGAATAAGAGCCATTTGAGCCTGCTGAGCCATTTGTTCAGCTTGCTGTCTTTGCTGTTCTGCTTCTGGGTCTGGTTGGCTCATCTTCTCAAGAGCAACCATCAACTCAGCACGATTACTCAAGCTGCTATTAGACAAAATACCCTTCAAAATGATAGGCAATACAGGGGTGTTAGGGCCAAGGGTTTGCAACAACCCAATCATTTGCTGTTGTTCAAACTCACGGGCCAAGATTCCCAAGGTTGCTGTAGGCAAGAAGGTCATATCCACGGATGGATAGCGCTCTGGGTCAAACTGCATGTAGCGGTAGGCAGCTTTATTAATAAACGGAATCATGAAATCCTCTTGGAAGTTCACAAGGGTGCGTTTATACTTCTTAATAATGCCTGCCATAGCCATAGACATGCCCTGGCCGCTGGCGTCACGCTGCGTAGCCGAAGGAAGCCCTGCCGAATCCACTGTGCCTGTTGCTTGTAACAACATCCGCTCAAAGTTTTGAGCCGCTGCTGGTGCGTCAACATTGGATTGACCGAAGTGGAACGGGAAGATAACTTCTGAAGGTGGGCCGTTGGTCAGGATTGCCTTACCTGGCTTAACCTCAAACTTACCACCTCGTGGGATGCGGGTGGCATCCATAGCAATCATAGGCGCTGTTGTAAGGGCCAGAGAGTCCATATGAGCACGTAGCTGGCCGTCAATGGCCTTCTGCATGTTGTATGCCTTCTCAACCGTCCCACGGCCATAGAAGCGGCCTGGAACCGTGTCGTCTTGGTAAGCAACAATAGGCGGTCTTTCATCATGTAAGGGCTTTCTTCAGCCTTCAACAAGATGTTCTCATTGGCAATTACAATGATGGCCTCAACCATGTCGCTATAGTCGTCTGCCAAGCTATCTTCGGGAAACAGATCAACTTCACTTTCCGAGTCTTCTCCGTTCATGGCAGTGAGGTATTCACGGGGGATAAGGCCGTAATATGTCAGCAGCTTAACCTTGTCATCGTCGTAGTTACGAATCTCTTGGGTTGCTTCCAGCGTCTCGTCCGTAGGAGAAATGACGATGTTACGCTTCATGTACACACCCTTCTCCATGTTAGCCACAACACGGTGGATGGAGACATACTTCTCTACAGCGCAGCCCATAGCCTCTTCAATGCTGTCAGCGTTGGGGTCGATAAGGAAGTTCTTTGGGTTGATTGGTTTAATCTTTACAAAGAAGCGTTCGCTTTCTTGCACACCAATAGCTGCAACACCCTGTGAACCGGGCATTGTCTGGGTTGCTGGTTTGTACTCAGTGCTAGTGCCAATAATAACTTCACCGATGCCGGTGCCGTAGATTTCAGCCATCANCTCAATGTGNTCAATACTCTTCTTAATCTTGTCCCGCTTGAAGTCTTCCATCAGCNTGGCTTTAATGGCTTCGACGTCCATTGGGTTGCCGTCTACGTCCTTGATGTCATCCTGAATGTCAAAGAACTCGCCTTGACCAAAGATGGCTTCAATGATTTCAGCGTGGCGTGTTTCCACAGCCTGCTGCGTTGCTGGGCTAATGATGCGGCTTCGTTCACTATCACGGGTTTTGTCTTCAGAGGCCCATTGACCACGGAAGATGCGTTCGTACTCGCTCCCAAAGTTCCATGAAGTTACTGTCCCGATAGTCCCGCCACCGCTCTGTGTGATCAACAACCCAAGAAACTAAATCCTTCTCTTCTGATGTTGATTCTTCAAAGTCTTCTCGTGTTTCTTTAGCCATGTGTTATTTCTTCTTTGGTGGTGTGT